TGTAGCGGGTGCCGACGGGAGCCACAACGAGATCCTGCGGCGCATCAGATGGATGAATGGCCAGCTTCAAGATGAGTCCATTCTTGTCTTGGTTCATGGCGATCTTCACCGCCTCGAAGTTGATGGCGAGGTCTTTGATCTCAGACATCCTGCACCTTGGTCTTTGGCTGCTTGCGCCTGTTTACACGCTTGGGAACAACGCGCGTAGGCAACCCATCCAGTGACCCAGTGCGACCCGCACCGATGTGATCCACTTCGGTTCCGTCTCCCTTGGCTGCACGTCCCTCACGGATTGCTTTCTGCCGCGCTTTATTACGCTCTGCACGGCGCTTTTTTTGCTCCGGCTTTGCTTGGTATGTGGCTTCTTGCTCATAGTCACGATCCTTCCTTACCATCCGACAATCTCCTGTAACCTCTTGTTTTGATTATCTAATTCAGCCCAAAGCTCAGGAAATTGGCGGGGTTTCCACAGCGCGAACTTGAAGTAGTCGTACTCCTTAGCATACATCGCGGCGTAGATTTCTCCATGCTTAATGGACCTGTCATGGTTGTGGCGGCGGTCGCATAGTTTGATGAGCAACGCGCGTGGGTTCTCGCGGATGGCCCAGTAGGTATTGATGTGGCGTTCCTTGCGACCCTTCCCGGGCTTGTCGGTCACGGCACCAACAATATCCAGCACATAGTGAACATCATCGAACCCAATCCCCGCTTCTACCAAGTCCTTGGAAAGCTTATTTTCCGTGACCCCTGTGTCTTCGATGACATCATGGAGCCAAGCGGAGGCTACCGCAATGTCGTGCCACACATTCTCAACATCGTTAAGCCGCGCATGGCGTGACACATGCTTTGCCACGTCAGCCAGATGCTCATCAATCTTCAGGCAGCCATGTTCTTGGTTACCGTGGTGTTTCAGCGCGAACTCTTTCGCGAACTTAATAAGCTTGCTCATTTCATCACCCATGTCATTGCCGCCCCGGCAATCGCATAACACGTATACATGATTGCAAATGCGTACTGCTTCTCGGCAAATAGAAATCCTGCTGCCAATACGTTAAGAACTGTCATCGCCCAAACAAACCAGAGGCTCATTCTGCGTCCTGAATGTTGCTCTGGCACATGATCGCAAACTCGCCATAGTCTTTGCCACCAAGCTCAACAAGCAGGTCGCACAAGGCGAACAAGTATCCGCTTTGGAAATCCGTGTCGGGCGGGTCACCAACAAAACCCATAATCTTGTTCTCAATTGAGGCGTGAACCAGAGCCATTTCCATCGACTTCATTTCTTTCCTCCGTTCAGTTTGTCCAGTATCTTTACCACATCCAAACCATGCAGGTCAAGAAATAATTTTTCGTCCCCGAAGGCGTGAAGCTCATCGTGGTGCTGCCGACACAGTGGAATTGTGTAGTCGTCGCCATTCTTCACACCCAGACCCCGCCCGTGGCCGAGGATGCGAAGATGATGTGCGTCCGCTGCGGGGTTCCCACAGACAGAACAGCCGCCCTCACGAGCGGCTTCCATTCTTTTCTTGCTGCGTGTTCTCTTAGGCGGCTTCGGATGTGGTGCCACGGATTATTGCTGCCCCGCTCATGTCAATAAAAGCGTTCACGCGATTTGCAACGCCGCCATTGACAGTAGCCTGCGTCATTGTGCGCTCAATACGCATTGAAGGAATGAATGCGTCTTTGTCGGGGTCGTATATTTTCTGCATCAGAAGGACTCTCTCCGGCAGCAAAAAGAGAAACCCGACGTATGGTATTGAAAGAAGGTTTGAAGCTTGAACGCCCTCAACTATCTTCTGATTTGTAACAAGCCACTCCCACTTGAAACCAAACTTCAAGCGATCAAGAGTCATGTGCCTGCACTTGCACTCAGCAACGGCTGTTGCTACCCCATCCCTTGCGATTATCGCATCGACAGGAGATGGCTTGTCCTTGGGGGTGCGGATGTATAAGTATCCGGGGTATGCAGCCTCGAAAAGACTTGCCGCATCATCTTCTTCTTCTACGGTCTTTTGCCCCTTGGGGGTAAGGATGTCCATTTGCTTCCTTAAAAAAGGTGCTGGCCACCACGACTGGGCCAGCTTGCCTAGCACTTCCTATAACAAGGATCGGTAAGCTTCCGGCTGCCTACACTAGGTCAGAGAAGGTGCCAGTCGCGGAGGGAGGATGCTCCCACTGGCTCTGTCTTCCGTCTCCGGCGACAGCCTACTTGTCAGATGTATCAGAACGGAACTTCGTCGTCAAGCTCCGCGTGGACGCGCGGAGTAGCGCGGACTGCCGGACGTGCCGGGGCTGCATCCTTGGCAACCACAGGCTTCACACTGATGGAGAGATACTTGTCTCCATCCTTCTCCTTCGTCCATGAGTTCAGGTAGTAATCCTGCCCATCGACGTTAATACGGCCCGTCCAGTCAGCGTGGGTGGGCTGCTCCTTACGCTTGTTCTTGAACAATGCGCCGCGATTTGTGTTGTCATAATCAGCCATATTAAACTCCTGTGATTGCTGATTTCCTCTTGGCNAACGCATCTCTCATGCGCTGCCACCGTTCTGGCTCCACCTTTTTCGCCCAGTCGAGCATGTTGGCGTTTGACTTCCACATATCGACAAGGCCATCAACTGTGTTGTGGACTACGAGGCAGGACACCATAATCTCCTCGTACAACGGCCAGTTAAAGTCTCCCGGCAGGTTCTCAGAGGAGAACACCGCCGTCGTTGTTGGCTGCGGGGGCTGTGGGCTTGGAACGGCTGGCGGCTTTTCCACCGCCGGATTGTCCCCCACCATTGGTGGCCTGCGCCGCGTTGCCATCGTCATCCTCCTCCGCAGTAATGCCGCAAATCGCTGCCATTGTATAGCGGCGAGCGTAGGTGATTGCGCTGCCCATCTTCTGGGGCTGGTCTACATTATCAGGCAGCGGGAAGCGGCTCTCAATCATCTCACCGCTTTCGTGCATCAACCGTGTCACAAGATAGAACCCCGCAGACCCAATCTGGGTGAACTGCACCAGCGCAATACCATACTTAGATAACACAGGCATAACCGTGTCGCGGATCTCCGCAAGGTCAGCGTATTTGGATTTGAAGTGCGGGTTAACCTTATTCAGGCTCGCGTTCTTCAATTCCGACTGCGCCTTCACCAGAGCCTTGGTCAGATTGCTGAAGCCACTGCTTGCACCAGTTAGATACCCCGCAGTAGTTCCCAGTGCATCTGACAGGCTCGCCGGGGCGATGTTCGATGATGAAGGCATCTCCATCTTCTTGCCCGCTAATCCATCCATCTGCTTCGTCCTTCGTGTTGAAAAGCTTGACCGCAGTCTTGCGGCCTTTCTTCATAGCTGCATACTTCTCATTACGAAGCCAGCGTTCTTGGTCTGTACAGTAGTCAACTGCGCCACCTTTGTCAAGCGCGAAGGTGTTTATCTGATGGGCGTGGACGCGGCTTTCGATGTATTCCTTCTGCCGATCATCATCCCAAACTGGGACATCCACAACCACCACCGGGGCTTCCGGGTAGTCCGGCTTGAATGCGCCCTGCTTGCGGTTCCAGTCTTTCAAGATGGCCACGATCTTCATTGAAGAAACCCGGCGACCCGTTGAGAGCCGCATGAGATAGCCGTACATGTTAAGCTGGGCTTCCCACTCCCACTTCTCGGACATCACCGAGTAAACGCTCGTGATTTTGTAGTCGTTAATCTCCCACGTCCCGTCAGCCTTCGGGATTTGCAAATCGACAGCACCACTGACCTTCCAGCCAAGGATCTCAAAGAAGAACCGCTCCTCGACAATATCTTCGGGGTTGGCACCCTTTTCCAGCACCTTGTGCATGGCTGTCCCGAGCATGGACGGAACCCTGTCCACAACGTCGGTGACCATCTTGCTTTCGTTCACACGCTGTAGTAATACTATGCGTGGCGAGTTCAACAACTGGGTGACGGAGATCACGGCATCGCCGCGAGAATACTCGTCATTCAGTACATTGTTAACGATTGCAGCGGGAAGATTGTAGCGATTGGTGATTTGCATGGAACATTGAAATACATGGAAGACAAGCTAAAGTCAAGCTTTATTTCGTTCACAATCCTCGGTGAGCCAGCCTCGAAGGCGAACTCCCGGCGGTGGACGGGGAAGTTTTTTATCAAGTCCGAAAAGGCCTTGAACTACGGGAAAGCATTCAAATTGCAATGCCCGGTACTCGATCCTCTTCTCGAAGGTGACCTCCGCGTCACGATGCACATCTGGTATGCCTCGCGCCGCCCAGACCTCGACGAGTCCCTGATCCTTGATCTCATGCAGGACTGCATCTATGCCAATGATCGGCAGGTCAAGGAACGCCATGTGTACTGGCACCTCGACAAGGAGAAACCCCGCTCTGAAATCCTCGTGGAGATGCTGTGATGGAAGACAGCATCTATACGCCGCTCACCAAGGGCGACGACACAATCTTCACACCGGAACAGCGCCTCTACATCTCGGTGGTCATGCAGGCAGCCATTGACGCAGCGTCAACCAATCCAAAAATCAAGCGCGAGGTCGTTGAATGGATGAGAAGCGACGACTTTGAGATTGTTTGCGACATGGCAGGCATGTCCTATTCGCAGATCAGGCATGACATAAACGCAATCCTCGCTGCCGACACGCAGCACACTGCGTTCAAACGTGCGATGGCATTCCGATTTCTGGTCCGCTCCTACATTGAGGACAACCTTGGAGAGGTGGATAAGTCACGCAACACGGAATAGGACATCTTGATAGAATGAACCCCGGCGTGTTACATTGAGATCACTGTTCAATGGTCGTCGGCACAAACGGCAGGGCCATTGAAATCTGTCGCTACTGTGGGTACTGGCCAAAGCGACACCCCGAGTCTGTTATCGCATTGAGGGGGCCAGCGGGAGAACACCATCTCCCGTGAAGAAGATGCGGCGACAATCCCGGTGTATGGGAATTGTCCTTGTCGTTCGGCGGCTCGTCTGAAAGAGCAAGATCAAACACATGGCAGACCAACCCTCCTGTTTNAATACAGGCGGGGTTGGGTTACTGTAACTGTCTGCCTCTTGTCATTCAACAGTCTGAACTGAAGAGCAAACAAAAAAAAGGTAATAACAGAGTAGATTGTGACAGTGTATTGAGACAGTAGATTGTGAAAGTAGATTGACAGAGTAGAGATGAACGTGTAATGTGGTTTGTCTGGAGGAGACATGCAGGCGAAGCACACATCACATGAGGAAGAAGCCATCAAGATGGCTGCCCTCAAGTTTGGACAGACAAGAACCACTTGTCCGTATTGTTCTCACAAGCGCAGATATAATCCAACAGACCGCTGCCTTTCAGTGAAGCGGGATGAAGACGGAATTGTCTACAACTGCCAACACTGCGGTGTTAAGGGTAATATCTTGGAGGAGCGTCGGATGAACAATGTTGTGCGGATGGAGAAGAAGCCAGTCTTAACTCGGAACCCCGCAGATTGTCCGCCTCTTGAACAGGTCCACTATGATTGGTTGTTGAATGAACGCGGCATCTCGAAGGAGACTGCCGATAAGCTTGGATTGTTCAAGTCCCGGCAGTTCTTCCAGTCGGTAGGCGATAAGCAGGACGCTGTCTGCTTTCCATACTTCAACGCCGATGGTCATATTGTCAGCGCGAAGATGCGCTCAATCGAAAGCAAAGCTTTCACATGCTGGCAGTCACCGCCTGCATTCTTTAACCTGAGAAACATGACCGAAGGCGAAGACTTCATCATTGTTGAGGGGGAACTCGACTCGGCAGCCATGATGGAAGCCGGGGTTGCAGCCGTGTCTGTACCGAACGGCGCACCGATGAAGGTCATCGACGGGAAGATCACGCCGGAGGACGATCACAAGTTCCGCTTCCTTTGGGAAGCAAAGGATCTTATTGAGAAGGCCAAGCGCATCATCATTGCTGTCGATAAGGACAGCCAAGGCGAAGCCCTCTCCGAGGAGATTGCGCGGCGTGTCGGTCGTGATCGTTGCTGGCGCGTCGAGTGGCCGGAAGGCATCAAAGATGCCAATGATTATCTGCGGGCGCATGGTAAGGAGGCTCTCGCTGAATTTGTGGGAAAGCCCGTGCCTTGGCCGATCAACGGCCTGTATGATGCGCTGAAGTTTCAGTCTCAGGTCATGGAGCTTTATGAGAAGGGTGTGGGCCGGGGGGCTTCAACCGGGTATGACAATGTGGATGAACTCTACACTGTTGTACCCGGTCAGATGACCGTGGTGACGGGCATCCCATCGTCCGGCAAGTCCGAGTTTGTCGATCAGATCATGGTCAATCTCGCTGAAGAACAGCAGTGGTCGTTCGCCATCTGTTCTTTCGAGAATGAACCCCGCCTGCATATCGCCAAGCTCATGTCAAAGCGGGCGAGGAAGCCGTTCTTTGAGGGGCGTACAGCCCGCATGGATGAGTTCCAGATGAAGGCTGCGCTGGATTGGGTGAATGACCGCTTTGTATTCCTGCACCAAGAAGATGGTGGCCTGTCTGATCTGGATAGCATCCTCGAAAGGCTGAAGTCTGCCGTGCTGCGTATGGGTGTCCGGGGCGCAGTCATTGACCCGTACAATTTCATTGAAAGACCCCGCGACGTGTCGGAGACAGAGTGGATCAGCACCATGCTGACCCGTATCAAGTCCTTCTGCATGGCGCATGGCATCCACATCTGGTTTGTAGCACATCCCACCAAGCTCCAGCGGGGTGCCGATGGCAATTTGCCAGTTCCAAAAGGCTATGATATTTCTGGCTCGGCAGCATGGTTTGCGAAGGCTGACTGCGGGCTTACTGTTCACCGGATTCCTGATCTCAATCCTCTCGAAGCGCAGATCCACATCTGGAAGGTGCGTTTCAGTTGGGTAGGCAAGCAGGGAGAAACGAGGCTCTACTATGACGTTGGAACGACAAGGTACAACGACTTCGGCCAGTCGCAAGAAGAACAAGGCTTCACCCTATAGGCCTTGGGTTGCCGTCGTTTGGAAGGATGTCATTGACGACACAAACGAGTGGCAGCATGGGCCTCCTACGTTGGAGCCTGTTGCCGTCACCACGGTCGGCATCCTATACGAAAAGAAGAAAGACCACATCCTGATTGTCCGCGATCTTTATATTGATGACAATGGTGGGCCTGTTACAGGCGGGCGTGTGGCNATCCCGAAGGGGATGATTGTGAGCATAACCGAGTTGGAGAAAAAGAATGACACGGGACGAGATACTAAANACCGCAAGCGAATTGATAAACGGGGACAGGGCGAAGGACTACGGCCCAGCCAAGAAGAACCATGAGGATATTGCNGCCGGATGGTCGGTGATCTTCGGGGTTCCAGTGAACGCNCATCAGGTGGCCCGNGCNATGGCGTGGCTGAAGATTTCGAGGCTTTCAAAGACCGACACACATATCGACAGTTATGTGGATGCGGCAGCCTATATTGCGCTGGCTGGTGAGATTGCTACTGAGCCAGAGCCGGACAATGTGAAGCAGTTCAAACAAGCGTGAAAAAGGGCGGGGTTTTCCCGCCCTTCTCTTTTAGTTGGGCTTCTGCCCCGATGCCTTTGTGATGCCTTCCAGCGACATATTCGCCTCATGGATGGCAGACATCAGCCGCGCCACCTTCACGACATCATCAATGGTGCCTTTGTGCTGGCTCTCAAAATAGGCCAGCGTCACGCCGATGGTGCCGACGGTCAGCCCGCCATTGCCCTTGAGCCGTTCGATTAGTTGCTGTGCAAACCATTTGCCGTGTTCAAGCGATGTGTCGATCTGCTTGTCGGCATACTCTTTTTCGTCGTCGGTCATGTCATTCCTCGCTGAAGATGTGTTTGATTAACGCAAGAAAACCAAATAGTAAAAGCAGTGTAAGTCCGATCATAGTTCCTCCAGTTTTTGCCAAGGGATTTCATCATTGTCTGCATAGCGCACGATGCGCTTCCAGTCCACATTTATTGTCTCGTTGGATGGCAGTTTTACTATCGGCCCGCCTAATCCGTTGCTGGTATCAAACCACGCGCCGGATATTACGGCCCCAAAAAGCTCATGCTTTGTTCGCACCAGAACGGGACGACCAAGACCTGTCATGGTATCAGCCATGATGTACCTCCTTTTATTGACTCGATGATCTCATCTTCTGTCATTCCGTCGTCAAGCGCGACAAGAAGAAACCCGACACTAAGCTCCGGCTTTTCTCTCGCCACCTTACGAAGGCGGGGTGGCAATTCGTCAAACATTTGCATTGCCACGCCCTTCCTGTCTTTCGAGTAGATGCTCACCGCCTGTCAACCTGTTCTTCCGACAGAGTTCTCTTGGCACTTTGCACGATGTTCTTTAGTACCCGTCGGTCGCTCGGTGATATTGATGTCACAATGAACCGCGTGGATTTGCCGTCGGTGATCGTGATCTTGACGTGCTTCCTCCCGTCTTTATGGCCGAGGACGGTGATGCCGTGCATCTCCAGCGCATCCGTCACCTGTTTAAGCCACCGCCGCTCCATTAGACTGGCTCCTTTACACGAGCCGTCCACAGTGGCTCCAGACGCCAGACAGTGTGATCCTCTTTCCTGTCGGCAGTCAATTCTTCAGCCGCCACCATTGCGTCGCGCAGATTGGTGAAGCGGTGGCCCCAGATTTCTCCGGGTTTAGCGTTCGTTCGTGCTACATGGTAGGCCATTTGATCCTCCTCAATCGTTGCCATGCTTGTCATTTTCAGCGGCCATGCGATTGGCCAGCGTACTATTCTGATGATCCTTGCTGCTGTAGATAGCCGCCAGCACCACATAATCTTTCCGGTGACGGTCTGTTAGATACTGACATGACCGGATTGCTTCGTCAGCAGTTCTCCAGATGATGTCGGTCATGTCTCTGTCAGTCATGTTGTAAACGCGAAACATCTCAGTCCTCCATTGTTAATTCTGCGGTTGAAACCCCGCCAGCCAGCGCAGCGACATTCTCAACCTCATCATAGTGAAAGTAAACGTCAGGATCGCCAGCCTCAACCCATTCATAGCAGTTGCTTTCGCTGATGATTTTATAAGCCGGGTCGTTCAAAACATCGCGTCCCATAGCCTGATCGGCAGTAGCCTGTACTTGAACGATCTTCTTGTATGTCACGGTATAGTACATCGACAGGTTGTAAGTCTTTTCCATGTCAATCCTCCTGTTGTTAAAGGCTGGCGGTTGAAACCCCGCCAGCCAGCGCAGCGACATCCTCAATCTTCCTCATAGTCAAAGTCAATATCAGGATCGCCAGCATAATCCCAATCGGCGCAGTTGCTCTCAGAGACGATCTCATAAGCCTTCTCGGTCAAGACATCCCCCGCCAGATCAGGATCGGCAGGAGCTTGTACTTGAAACTTCTTCTTGTATGTGACGGTGTAGTACAGCGTCAGGTCATAGGTCTTGTCCATGTCAGTCCTCCTTCTTGATCCATATAAGGGTCGTCTCGCCCCCACATTCATTGCAGTAGGCATCATCAAAGACAGAGGCTACTAGCCAAGTCTGCCCCTCTTGATCCCAGTGGGCCACCGCATCTTTGCCGACATTGTCGCTGCGGCAGTGCTTGCAAATAGGATATTCTTTGTCCATGTCAGTCACTCCCATTGATAATGCCGGCATCAATCATTTGTTGTGCCAAGCGTCCATAGCTTCCTTGAAGTTGCCATGCCATCCCGGTGTCTACCAGATGCTGGAATAGCTCAATCGCCCCGGCGTCATCCAGTGAGCCGTTCTCGAAGTCCATGATCTTGCCAATGATGTCCATTTGATCCTCCTCAATTTGCAATGAATGCTTGGTCTACAATCCCGCGCAGGCGGGCCGGGATTTTTGCGCCATACTCGAATGCGTCCGGCAGAGTGCCATTCATTAGGTAGGCATGTTGCCTGTCAGTGATGCCGTCGATGTCATCCCACACGTCCCGCACCAGCACGATCTCGGCAGCGTTATAGTCTGGCGCATTCTTTATGAAGGCCTCCAGCGCATCCCGCAATTCGTCGTCGCTGAAATGCAGGGCGTCGGCGATGTCTCCGTGTTCGTCTATAAGTTCAACCTTCCATTCGTAAGTCACAGGCATTTGATCCTCCAATGTTTCATGTGAAACATCACCCGCCGGGGCGGGCGATGCGTGTCGTCAGGCTTATCTCCCGATCCATTCGGTTTTGTAGATGCTGTGGTTCTTGATCTTCCATTTCTGGATCTCACCTTCACCCGTCAGGATGTAGGCAACGGTCTTTAGAACCTTGGCCAGACGGGTCTGGTCTGCCGTGTAGATCATGTGTGGCATGTCCGGGTGGAAGTCATCATCCGGCCAGCGGCGTTCGGCATATTCGAATGTGTTGCCGTATTCGGTTTCAACAAACAGCCCCAACAGCATGGGGCAGGTGGTCGGTATAATCCCGGCGCGGGCCTGATGGTCAACGTCGGTATTCGAGTGCGGTGCAAAACCCATAGCAAGTCCTCCAATGTGGTCAGTGTTGAATTGTTAGCGAAGCTTTGCGGAGCCGTCAAGACCCCGCAAAGCTCCCGGCAGGGGAGTTATTCAGCCTCCTCCACCTCATCCACCTTATTGATGTAATCGGCGGCAGCCTGTGCCAGTGACGCAGCCTTGAAGAAGGCCTTGTCGTCGTCTTGCAGCACCTTGATCCAGTGGGCCAAGTACTGCGGATGCTGCAATTGCCCGTTCACCCGATTTGCAGCGCATAGGAAGGCACTGGTCAATTCCGCCACCAATTCCTCGAAGGCATAGGCGGCATTGCCGAACCGACCGGACAGGTCACGGTCGAGACGTGTTTTGTGTCCCGTCCAATGTCCCGCCTCATGGAAGAAGGTGGCCAGCGCAGCCTCATCTGCCGTGAAGGCCTTGGCGGTCGGCATCCGCACCACATCCAAGGCTGGGAATGTAGCANGCNACATCGCCGCCAATGGTCAGGCTCATCTTTAGACGGTCGGCCATCTCCTTCACGAACAGGTCGGCATCCGTCGCCCGCAATTCAGGCATCTTGCGCTTGGGGAGCGTGATACCCTCGCATTGCTCGATATTGAACACCGACGCAAGCCGGATGAGGGGGATGCGCTTGGTCACGTCATCACCCGCCTTGTTTTTGTCCTTGATTTCAAGCTGCTTAAAGAACACCACCTGCAAGCGGGCTTTTTCACCCTTGCGGACATGGCCACCCAATTCGGCGGCTTGCTTGTAGGTCAGCCACCCGTTCGACTGGAACCCGTACTTGTCGGCTGCGATCCACGCCAGCAGCGAATTGATGCCGCGATAGGCTCGACCGCTAAAGGCATTGTGTGGGGTGCCGCTCTGATCGGCAGGCAGGTCACGCCAAGGCTTCACCCACGGGGTGGCTCCGGCCTTCATTGCGTCGAGGATGGTCGAAGTGACTTCAGCGTATGCGTTGAACTTGGTCATGGTAGTCTCCTATTGGTTGCGTGGGTATTATGAGCGGCACCGCGCGGGTGCCGCCTGTAATGCTCACTCGGCACCAAATCGCCGCCATTTGAAGCTGCGGATGAAGTCACAAACACGCTCTAACTGGTGGTCGTTCAGATCGTGCAATATGAACGCCCTCATGCCGTCTAGGTCGCCTTCGTCGCCCCCAATTTGAAGGGCGATAGTGTCCAGCATTTTCTGAAGCACTTCGTCGCAAGTTTGATTGTCTTTTGTCATGGTAGCCTCCTATTGATTGCGGTCAGATGAAGAACGTGAAGGTAGCGGCATCACATGCCAACACCCCATAGGGCTGGGCGTCGTGGTAGGTCATGAAGCCCTCGTCGTCGGCAACGTCGCAGCAATGGCAGGAGCCGTGTTGCTTCACCATATCGGCGGTGAAGGCATCAAGCGCGGCATGATCGGCATCATCGAAGCCTGAAAAGTCATCATATACAAGGGGTGAAATCCAAAACGTGGGCAGCGTATACTGTACGGTTTTCATGGTTTTTCTCCGCTGAAAAAACCCGGCTTGATTGCCGGATTATCGCAGGGGAGCGGGCAGCGTGTGCCGCCCGTTCCAGTGCGTTTTTCGCCCGTGCCATATCGCGGTGCCGTCTTGGCCGTTAGTCCCGCTCACAGCCCCCACCGGGGGCCGATATGTACGCTCCCGATAGACGGGCTTGCGTGATCCGGGGCGGGGCTGAGCGGGGCTTTGCTCTGGCGGGGTCCGAGAGGCCTTGCGGCTTCGCCCGCCTAGACGCCGATCTGGTCGGCCCGTCCGGGGGNCGCGTTGTTTCGGTGTCGCGATCACCATGACCCGTTTATAGGGGAGCTACCGGAAAGCGGTCAATAACAAAACGACATTGACCGCCCATTGTGGGTGACAATCGTAAAAGNNCAATNAAATCANAACCCCGCCACGGCCNCCCGGCCTGAGGGGATAGGAGCCGCCCATATGCTACAATAGGCACATAACACGCACGGGGCAGTCCCCCGGCGCATATGGGAACAGATAGATGGATGATACGTACAAGGGGCCGGAGACATTGCTCAGGCTGATACAAGGGGGCAAGAACCCGCCGAAGGCAAAAGTGATCGCAGGCGCAAGCGGTAAAGCCGCCAGCGGATTAACCACTAAGCAGGAGGCCTTCGCGGTCGCGCTCAGTGAAGGCGCAACAAACAGTGAGGCCTATCGGCAGGCATATAACGCTGACGGCATGGCGGCAGCAGTGGTTCACACTGAGGCCTGCAAGCTTGCTCAACACCCTAAGGTCGCAATGAGGGTCGAGGACTTATTGCGGGAAAAGCAAGCCAAACACCGCTTGTCGGCGGTCAAAGCGGAAGATCGCATCTGGCGGCAGGTGTGGGGCGTTCTGGAGGCGGATGCGACGCCCGCAGCCGTGAAGATCAGCGCGGCGGCATTGGCGGCAAAGCTTGCTGGTATGGTGACCGATAAGGTGCAAATCGAGGCCGGAAGCGTTGCGGATATTGAGCGCGAACTAACCGAACGGCTCAAGCGTTATGCAAGTGATTGAAATCATTGACATCTTCTGTGATTGACAATTAGCGAAGCTACCCAAAGTGGGCTGTTCACGTTTTGTTCTGGGCAGCCCCCACCCACCCCCCACCCCCGGAAATCGGCCCGGTCGAACTGGCTCGTGTATACATA